CAGAAACAACAGAAACCAACCGCTATAGGGAAGCTCATTCGCGCGGCTGGGTCTGCTGGCGGCACGGCGCTTGGCGGATACCTTGGGATACCCGAATTGGGCGGCGCTGCTGGCAACCAGTTGGGCGCTTTAGCATCGCGCTGGCTTGGATTTGGTGCTTATCGTGTTAGCAAGAACTCCGTTTTGAAGTCTTCAATGGGGATTCCAGCGATGCATTCCACCAGCCAGACGGTCGTTGTTAGACATAAGGAATACATCGGACCAATTAGTAGCTCGACCACATTTAAGGTGCTGTATGAGCTGCCATTAAACCCCGCCATGTCGCAGACTTTCCCTTGGCTCGCTGGGGTAGCGAGTCGCTACCAAGAGTATGCTTTCCGAGGTGTGGTGTTCCATTATGTCCCTTCGTCCGGGGCTGCGATATCAGGCACGAGCCCCTCATTGGGCACGGTCATGTTACAGACCGCTTACAGGGCTACTGAAGAGCGGCCCATTGATAAGATCGAGATGCTCAATGAGTATTGTGCCTCCGAGGCAGTCCCTAGCGAACCGTTCATCCATCCGGTAGAGTGCGACCCCAAAGAGAACCCTTTTAACATCCACTACACGCGCACCAGCTCCTTGACGACCGGGGAGCCGCTTACTAGTTATGATCTTGGGAAGACCTTCGTGGCTGTTCAGGGACAGTTGGCTACCGGTAATGTGTTAGGTGATCTTTGGGTAACGTATGAGGTGGAGCTGAAGAAGCCCGTCGTACGCACTTCCCTGAGTAGTGGTGGTGTAACAGCCGGTTACTGGTCCAATCCGACCACAACCAACCTGTTTGCCAACCCCACATCCATATCTAACGGGCTTGACCTTAGCTTCTCTGGCAACGCCATCACCGTCCCTGCTTCTCAGTCTGGGGCGTTCATGGTGGCTTGTTGGTTGCCGAACAATGCCCTAACAGCGTTTTCCTGGAACGGCACGTTGACAGTTGACAACTGTGTGACGCCTGATATGTTGGTTACTGGAGGACAATACATGTCGTCAAATGCCTCCGCTACAGACGTTCGACCCGTTTGGGTGTTCAGATTTGAGAAGGTAAATGACTCTCTGCCGTGTACGATCACGATTGGGGGGTTGACATGGGCTAGTATCCCACCAAACCGGGTTGATGTACTCGTCACATCCACTGCGTAGAAGCTCCCTTTGGTTGGT